CTAAGACTTCCTCGTCACTCTTCTTTTACAGGAGATAGTGCTCATGCTTAAGCATAAGTACTCTAGCAGTCTTGCGATTGCTAGGACAACCCGTTATGGTCGTTCGTTGACGGACGAATCCATTCATCACTACCTTTCAGCTCTTGGAACACCTCGTGCTTTAACGGTTTGGCTTTTATACCAATCCGGCGAACACGATCAGCTTACTCAACTCGAGATCGACCCCTCTCACTATTGTGATAGGTATAAATTTCGTGATGACTATGCTGCTACTCTCTTCCTGTCTAAAGCGGAGTTTTTGAAGACTTCGTTTAACAAGAAGGAGCAGGCGCTCCTGAAGTTTCATCGCTATGAATTTTCTTGCGGTGAAACTAATCGTAGGCTCAAGAATCTTGGAGGGGACCCGAATTTCCACGGGCCCCACGTTTGGCTGCTTAACGCAGCCATCCGGAAAATCTCCTCTGTTCTTGGTACTTTTGATCCTGAACGTTTTGTTGATGAGTGTGGTTGGGGGCCTGGCGTTACTACCCGTAAAACCGGTAGTCACGTCAGTGCCGTCAATAAATTCCACGATGAACGTGGAATAACGCGGGACTTGTTGCCGCTGGCAGAGGTATGGTTACCCTCTGCCTATCCTCTTTGGTGGGAACATCTAACTGCCTATAATGGGCCGATGCGATGCCTCTCCGTTGAAGATGGTAACAAGGTGATTACCGTTCCTAAGAATTCGAAATCTGATAGAGTCATCGCTGTTGAGCCAGGGTTAAACCTCTGGTTTCAAAAAGGCGTTGGCTCCCTCATACGTCGAAGACTTAAGCGAGTCGACATTGATCTTAATGATCAAACGAGGAATCAGCTGCTCTGCCGGTACGGCAGTAAAACCCGTACCCTCAGTACCGTTGACTTCTCTTCCGCTAGCGATTCTATTTCCCTAGAGACTGTACGGCTCCTCCTTTCGGAAGCGCCGGTCTGGCTCCAGGTGATGGAATTGCTACGGTGTCGGAGCGGCTCTCTCGAAGGATCTCCAATTTTCTGGGAGAAGTTCTCCTCTATGGGTAACGGCTTCACATTCGAACTTGAGTCCCTTATTTTCTACGCGGCAGGCTATGCCGTTTGCGAATATTTGGGGCTCGATTCGAGTGCGGAATCGCTATCCGTTTACGGAGATGATGTCGTCATCCCGACGACTGCCTTCGATCTCTTTTCGTCATTTTGTGGCTTCCTAGGCTTCACGGTTAATGCTTCGAAGAGTTTCTCTTCTGGCGTCTTTCGTGAATCCTGTGGTAGTCACTTCTTTGACGGGTTAGACGTAAAACCAATTTTCCTTAAAAGGAGAATTTCTGATGTTCAAGCAATTTATCAGTTGGCTAATCGTCTCAGGAGTTATTCTCACCGCCGTAATTTTGGTTACGGTTGTGATTTTCGCTTCCGAGGCGCTTGGTCATACCTTCTTAATCGGGTACCTAAACCGTTAAGGTTCAGGAACTCGATGGGAAGTGGTGATGGGGCGTTCTGGTCGAACTTTGACGAGGCGTCCCCATCCCTTGCTAGATATGGTACCGAGGGTTTCCTCGCTCCCATGCTTGTCCACAGATCTATCGTGGGGTCATCAGATAGCCCGGCAGTTGAACTTGCTAGGCTTTGGTATCCGTCGGACCAAGAACATAGGAATACCTATGATCTAAGAGGCCGCACTAAGCTCACAATAAAACGTGTGCTTATTCCGGAATGGTACAACCTGGGCCCTTGGGTTTAACCCTCAGGCTTTCCCAGAACATCGTGCCGAAAGGACACGG